AAGCCAAGAACTACAGTGTCCACGAGGATGGCCAGTGCAACATCATTGGGGTTCGTTGTGCTAATCGCGAGGCCAATGAGTTTGATGATTTCATCCACCTGCTTTGGCGGAAGAACGGCATCTGGAACCACAGAGCTTACCCAGCCACTACTGACCCGGGCACTGCTTGGCTCGAAGAGCCCGGTCGGGGTGCCGGGACTGCCATTCTTTGTGCTGGGCAGTACCCCATCTACAAGTGGGATCTCCATGCTGGGAAGTACATCACGCTATGCCAGCGGGCCGGAACGGTACGCGTGTACCGAGACAACAACCTGGACAATACATTGAATATGAATCCCAACTCAATCGAGGAGGGCTGGTATGGAATCAATATCCATCACGCGGGGGAGGATTCCAAGCAAATAGACCGTTGGAGCGCAGGTTGTCAGGTGTTCAAGCGCCTTGCTGATTGGGAAGAGGCAGTTAGAATCTGGAAAGCCACGGGCGCAGACCTTTTTACTTACACTCTGATTCTGGAGGGGGATTTGCCCCGTGCGTGACTGGAGACTTGAAATCATGCCTATCTTGATTGCTATTGCCATCACCGCCATCCTCGTGTTCTCGATGGGTGGATGCTGCAAGTGCGAAGACGCCCCCGAGGCGGCAGCCGCCGAAGCAGCAGAAGCCCCTGTCGAAGAGGAAGCCGAAGAAGCTCCCGCCGAAGAAACCAAAGAAGCCGAAGAGGCCAAGGAAGGAGGCGACGATGAGTAAGCTCAAGTCGCGCAAGTTTCTCTTCGCCCTACTGGGAGCCGTCCTCCCGCACCTTGCTGCCTATCTCTCATCCACCGTATCTGCGGAAGATGCTCTCCACGCTTCTGTGGCGATCATCATTTCCTACATCTTTGGGCAGGGCTATGTGGACGGGCAGGCGGCCCAAGGTCATCTGGATGCCCCGAAGCTGGGGAAATAGCTAAAACAATAGCCCAAGGGCTGAAAAGAAAAGCGCGACATAGGCAATGAGTTGCCCGTGTCGCGCTTCTTTGTATGCGGTGCGTAGCTCTGTCCGCTTCACCTTGTAGTCGAAGTGCCAGCCAGGAGAATAGTTGGGGATACGCTCGAAGAAGTCAGGACACTCGCGCTTGTTGAACACCTCCTGGTTGGTGAGGCGTGTCTGATACCACAGGCACACTCCCCCGAAGGTCTTCTCCTTGTGGTCAACCGGGTATGGCTGCCACAGCCCGCATCTACCACACCGGGCCATTACTCCTCCCCAAAGTTATCGGGATTCATGCCAGCGGCGAGGTCGGCCATAGCTTCGAGACTCGCGGTCAGTCGTCCTATCGGTGTGTCCTGTACGAAGCCCCGCTCGACCCCTCGTTCTACAATGTCCGGCACCCCGGAGTAGAGAGCCTCCTTCCATATCCATCACGCGCTCCTCAAGTCTGTAAAAAGAGTTTGAGAGAGCCGAGCGTCCTCCCCCGGATTGGGGAGGAGCGCCCACGCTCAATGCCAGTGGCGTATTCTTTGGAGACCTCCCGGCAGCCGGAAGTCTAAGGAGGGAGCAAGAGCCTACACGCCCACCACTCTCGGGGCTCTTACCCTCGAACATACGCCTAATCCGCAGAATGAATACCGAGAGTAGTTATCTTTAGTTCCAGGTAGGCGACCCGAGCCTCCAAATCTCGGATACGCCGTGCTTGGGCTTCTGCATCGCCCACCTCAAGCGGGATGGCGTTGACACGCCATGACCCCCGCTTGGGCTGGGAGAGCAAACCCTTGGTTTGAAGAGCCCCGAGCACAGATCGGATGCGATTCCGGCTGTAGCAAGTGGTGTCTTTGTATATGAGGAGTGCGATGTTCGCGGTCGTCCCTTCGAAGTTGTCATAGAACCAGTCCATGACGGTATTCTGGAGAGTCCCTGGCCGCACCCCGGCCCAGACAGCCATGTTCTTTCCTTCGGTGGAGTATCTCTCCGACTCATACGATTTCCAAAGGGTGGCCTTCCTTGCGGGACAGGCTGATGTAGGTCCATGCACCCCGTGTACGTCCCCGGGGTTTCACTGTGCTCATAACGAGCACTTGGAAAGGAGCCTTCTCAAGAACAGCCATTGTCTTCGCCAAAGTCGCTGCATCCCACATGCGGTCATCGACTACGAGCAGAGAGTCGTCGCCGTCGGACAACGCCGCCGCCATCGCTGCAATCACCCGGGCTTCCGTCGAGCCCGAAAGGGCTGTGTGGAGTGTTCCGAAGTCGGTCGCAGTCATCCCTTTCCGGAGCCCGATGACCAGCTTGCCATCATCGACGTGGAAGTAGAGACTTTCTCCTTTGGGCAAGTACGAAGACGCCTTCTTTTGGAACTTGGCGACTCCTCCACTGGTGTTCAGGTCTTTCTGCATGATTTCCAGGATTTGCTCCTGCAAGTCTTTGAGAAGAGCGTTCTGCTTCTTCGCCATCGCCTCTCCACGTTTGGCTACAGTGCCGACTTTGAGGAGACGCCGATGGAGAAGAACCTCACCAATAGTCGTCCTCACTGTCTCGGTCTCGGGGATGCGAGTCACAGCTTCCTGCCCGCCCAACTGCTCCACCAAGTGACGGAGAGTGTTTGGTGCGTGGGTTGCCGGGTCACGCTTGTTCTCCAAGTACAGGGCCCGAAGCAAATCCCGAGCGTGAGCACGCTCCAGACTATCCCACAAACCCGCAATCTCGTCATCGGTGACCTCACGGATCGAGCCCAGGGATTCCAGGGCAATGATGCTTGCCTTCACTGCGGCGCTCTGCTCTCGTCTCGCAGACCCAAGCTTCGTGAGCAAAACCGAAAGATCAGACAGTTCGGAACTGTCCGACCAGTTTTGATCTAAGAGTCCGTGCAAATCTTCGTCGACTCGTGTCTGCTTCAGCCTTTCTTTGTTTTTGGGCTCGCATAGACGATGCCAGAAGAACTTAGCCTTGGTCTCTTCGCTCCCGGCGAGCACAGCGTGAAGCTCTGCGACAGACAGACCTACTCCGTTTGGGCCTGTCCGAACCGGACGCTTCCCTCCGTGCAGGACCCAGCTACATTCCTGCCCGTCGTCGAGAGAGGCGACGGCGTATGCTTTCTCCTCCCCGGGCGGAATCAAAGCGGAGAGCAAGTCGCCGCCCTTCACGGGCTTGTCTCGGTAGAGAAGCCCGAAGGCTGCCCCCGTCCGAGCAAGCTCTGCCGCCTCTGCGATGGCGCTCTTGCCCGCTTCGTTGTCTCCGATGAGAACAGTGTTCTTGCCCAGGGTGACTGTGTAGTCCTCCCCGTCTGGGCTCTTGATGTTGGTGGTCAGTTGTTCGATAAAGCTCATTCTGTTTCTCCTTGGGCATTGAGAGCCCTCTTGTAGAGGGCGGCGAGTGCCATGCCATTGACACGGCTGGGGTTGGATTTCCCATTGCGCCATCTCTGGACGCTCTGGGCGCTGGGGTTGATGCCCCCCAAGTGCTGCCCCATCCCGACGGCGATGGCTTCATCGGAGAAACCCGCCTCCCGAAGTTGGGCCAGCAGTTGGGCTGCACTGATTTGAGCTTGGACTCTCTCGTCAAGAGTTACGGACATTGGGCACCTCCAGGGGCAGTTTGAGTTGAGTAGATTCTTGGGGGGGTTCCCACAAGTCAAGAGTAAAGCCGCCCTGCCAATCCTCCGGGTCATGTTGGTGGATTCCAACGACCTTCTTGAGCGTGCCCTCGTCGAAGAGAATGACAGGACGGCCTACAGTGAGTGCCGCTTCAACAATCTGGGCTGTTGCACGGCCAACGGTTTCGCTGGGCACAACGATCATGTCGTAGTGCCGCTTCAAGGTAATGGAATCCTTGCGGGAAACAATCCCCTCAGCCCAGGCATCCCAATCACCTTTGAAGTGTAGCTTGTGGTCATCCCTCCCAGGAACCACTGATACTTTTATTGGATGCCCTGCCTTCTCCCCTCGGGCTCGAAGGAGTCCTCGAAGCTCCTTTGATGCGGCGTCAATGCCGTCGCTGGATAGCCCAGCGGGGTGGCCGAAAAACACTCTGATTCTACTCATTTAGACCTCCGTCCACCGATACCCGGTGGCTCCTTCTGCGGTGTAGGTAAGCAACGCCCCGGTCTTTCTACGCCGAGTCATCGCAGCCCCAAGAGCAGCCGCCGCAGCTTCGGCTTTCTCTTCGGGCACTTCCAAATAAAGAGCATCGTGTCCATGATTGATGAGCCATTCGAGGGGCATCACCACCCCCGGGCTTTCAACAGCTTCCGTGGCGAACCAATCTTGTATTCCGTAGAACAGTTCAATCATCGCCTCGTGGACGATATGGACTCCTCCTGCTTGAATCCCGTGGTTCACCAGTTCGTTCAGCTTGTCCTCATTTCGGAAGTAGCGTCGTCGATCCCAGAACGAATCTCCAATGAAACCCTCCCTTCGGTAGCGGCTTTCAACCTTACGCCACCATCTGGGGATTTCTGGGTCGGCACGCTTTAGACCTTCGATGACTTGGCGAATGTCCTCTACTTGCATGTGAGAGAAAATGAGGTTGCCCTCGTCATCCTCGACGGACACGACTTGTTCGTGGATACGCTTCACGGATGCTGCGTACTGCCACGCATACCGGACGTTCTTGGTGATGTCTCGGGTTGCTTTGAACTGGCCTTTCCCCTTAGCTCTTCGGTCTTCGGGAGCGCCGTCCAAGCCCCACACCTCGGGCCCGTAGATGACTTCCATCGTTTCATTGTGCGGGTCCAGGTTGTCGTTGATGATGCGGAGTGAGTTCATCGCCTGGGCTTCTTCTGCGATGAGGCGCATTTCCAACTGGTCCATGTCTGCCCCAACCAGTAGGTGCCCAGGGCGAGCGACGTACATGTCCCTGATAGAGTAGGGCTGGTTCTGCATGTTTGGATTGCTCGACGAGTAGCGCCCTGTTTTGGGTAGCCGGTTGTAGGATGGGTGTACACGGTTGACCGTTGTTCCCATGAGCGGACGGATGTATGTGCCCAAGAGTTTGCTCGCCTTGCGAAAAGCCCGAACGGAGTTGATGAAGTGGACCTTCTCCTCGTCCAGCCCGTAGTGGATGAGCATCGCCCGGAGCGTTGTGTCGTCTGTGGAAGGGTCGCCCGTCTTCTCCGAGTAGTGGTGAGGAGCAAGACCCCAATCTTTGAAGAGCAGCTTTGCCATTTGCTGGGTGCTTTGTGGGTTGAACTTCTCCCCACCGATGCTGTGGCACTCCGCGAGGTGGTGCTTAGCCCTCTGTTCAAGCAGGAGGCTTTTCTCCTCAAGACGCTCTCGATCCAGGTGCATCCCGTTCGACTGCATGACTGTGCCCAACGCCTGGAGCATGTGCTCTCTGGGCAGAAGGTGTGTCTGCCGACGGTTCTTCACGTCTCGGGCAAGAGGGGTAGCGATTCGAGCAGTGACGCAGGCATCCTTCCCGCAATAGACATGAAGCTCTCGGTTGGTCTTCGCCTCGGTTGCGGTGTGGTCAGCCTTCCAGGCTTCCGGGTTGTCGGTGTAGAAGGAGCCGACAAAACCAAGACCGTGGGGGAGTTCGTTGTCTGCCAAGAGGTGCAGAAGCAGCGTATCTGCCGCGAGGTTGGGTGTTTGGCCGAGCCACTGTTCGCACACAAGACGGTCATACTGGCCCGCGTTGTGGCCTAAGATCGAAAGCTCGCTACATAAAATGTCGCGAACCATTTCTTTGATTTGCTTCTCCTGGGCTGGAGGCATGAGAGCCTCGCCTTGGATGCCCAGGGTAGGGATGACGAGTGCCTCGTCCTCGTTGCTGATGGCAATGCACCGGACGTTGGCGGTCATCGGATCAATCGAATCCGTCTCAACATCGTATGCGAGGGGAGCCCCCAGCGTCCGGAACCGCCGAAGCTGTTGGAAGACCTTGCCCGGATCGTTCGTGATTACGATCCGTGGTTCTATCCACTGGAGACTCCCGTTGAAGAACCTAAATGCTTTCCGAAGATCGTGCTGGAAAACTTCGCGATATGCGGGCATCTGAAGGACGAACGAGGGGTGAATAGTATACGCAACCCTAAGTGTGACCTTGGAATCCCAAGGGGCAGGCACCTCTTCACATCCTCCCCGAATGCCCATGATGGAGAAATCGCCACCACGGATAGCCTTTGTGGCAGTCTTCCCTAAACACACGATATTTTTTATACCAGTTTGCCTAAGCTCCTGGAGCAGCCTGCCACGGCACGCTGCTGCCGGGCGAAGGATTTGTTCTGCGGTGGGATTATCCCGCCGGAGTTTGCGGTTGGCCCGGGCGACCATGATGTTCGCCGCTTCCAAGTCGTTCTTGGGTGGGCGGCATTGAAGAGCGTTGGTGATGTGGCACAAGTCCCGACGAATGTTCAAGGCGTCCAGGGCTCGCTGGAGTTCCATTCCACCCGGGCCAACGAAGGGCCTCCCTTCCATGACCTCGTGAGTTCCGGGTGCCTCACCTATGAGAATCACCTTGTCGTGCGGATGCTTCTCCGGGCCGACCGGATCTCCGGTGTCGGCCGTGCGGAGTGGGCACCGCGCACAGCGAGGGGATGCCCCCCCTCCCGAAGGAGAGGGGGCCGGGTTTGTGACACACCCCTGCATCACTTACCCTTCCAGCAGGAAGTCGAAGTTCTCTTCCGAGGATGCTGCGGGCGCAGCAACCGCTTTCCCGTTGCTCCCGTTGGTGGGCGCAGCAGCTTCCACCTGGAAGTCCGAAGACACAGGCTTGCTGGTGGCGCTCACAATCTGCTCGAACTGTGCCTTCTGGTAAAAGCGATAGCGGGGGTAGCTCCCCTCCACGCGACGACCGTTGTCTTCCAACTCGGGCGGGGTGTAGTTGAAGAACACCGGACGGTTGACCACCTTGTCCATGGGCAACTTCATGGAACCGCTCATCTTGTCCTCGGGGATTCCAGCGGAGACGAGGAAGCCCATGAGGAAAGCGAGGCCGTTCCCGGACAGGTTGAAGCTCTCCCGGTGACGGATGCCGTCGGTGATCATGTAGACATACAGACGGCCAGCGTTGTCTTCGTACTGGCGGGTTTCAAGGACAGTACCGGTGTGGAACCCCTCGGTGAGGTAGCCCAGGGATGAGCCGCCTGCGGGAGTCGTGCCGGTGAAGTCCACGGTGATGGTGGGGTTGATGATTTCAGAGGACATGATTTAGTGCTCCTTGTAGATACACACGTTGTTGGTTTGCTGTTCTCCCAAAGGGAGGGGGGGATGGAGAGCCAGCCAGGACTTGAGAGGAAAAAGCATAAAAAACCCAAGTCCCAGCCGACCCCCCAAAACTCTAAGCGAATAGCTCCTCGTCGTCGGTTGGCAGGGCAAAGGTTTGCGCGATGCCGACGTTCTGGTGATGGATGAGGATGGCCCGGTGAAGTGCGTCCTGCATCGCCCACCTGACGTGGGGAACAGGGTGCTCTCCTCGGAGGGCTCCGAATGCTTTCTGGATGATGGTCGGCCAGTTCTCAATCCCGTCTTCCAGGATCTTGTCGGACAGTTTTTCAACCACCTTGGGCATCCACTCCATCCCCGGGGGATATGGGATGGGGTAGCCTGCATGGCGCAGTCCTTCGGCAATGTTCATGGGAGCCATGCCCGGGAAGACTCCAAGCCTGTCGCCACACACGTAGTCGGGCTGGGGCTCGAAGCACAGTTGATACTTCCATGGGGCAGCGGTCGCCTCGAACATGGCTCGGCCAATCACGTCTACCATCCCACTGAACTTCTCGGGCAGTTGCCCAGGAAGAGCGGGGCCACCACGGATGAACTTGCCACTGCTTGTGCGGGGCGGTTGCTCGTGGCAGTTGAAGATGACGACGGTGCCACGCTCGGTTGCTTCCCGGGCTGCATCCCTGATTTCAAGCACGTCCCTGGTCAGGGCGCTCCACATATTGGAGCGTCCTTTGGTCGCCTCGTACTCGTTGATGGTGGACTCGACCACAAGGGAGAAGTCATCCATCACAATCGAGGGGGGCCGAGATGTCCCAGAGCCCAACAAGCTTTTGATCTGCGCCGTTGCCTCGGGCACCAGCTTGGCTGGACGAATGTCCAGGTTCTTGATGCCCAAGAACTGGCGGGCGGACATGAGCCCAGAGGGGCTCCCGATGAATGCTCCCGTGGAACCAGCCGCAGCCGACGCTACAGTTTTACCAGCCTTGCTGGGCCCATAGAGGCAGATGAAGACTCCCGGCATAGCCGGAGCCTTTCCGTTTGATTTGCTCACGATTTACTCCTACACACAGATTTAGAACACTAACACACTATCGAAGACCGAACTGACATTGCTCAAAAGCAGAGCACTGGCCGTACTTACCAAAGCAAGTCTGGTTGTTCAGGGCCATGGGGAAGCCAGATAGCTTGCCGCTCTCACCGTATTTCTGAATCAAACGCTCAGCGTTGATGACAGTGTCGGTGAAGTTCTTGAGCGCAGCAGGCGCGGGCTCCAGGGCCCGGCGGTCGAAGTCATGGGGATGGGCAAGCTTGATGCGGTTGACGATGACACCCGCGAAACGCTCGCCATACTTGGCCCGGCCAAACATTTGGTAGCCCAAGAACTGTCCGTCCAGGATGTGCTGCCGGAGGGTCTTGGACACGATGCGGTAGCAGGATTTGTGGTCAACAATCCACACGCGCTCGTGCTCATCCTCAACAACGAGGTCGGGCCGCTGGGTGTAGAGAAACTTTTCGCCCCCCAACCGGGCTCGCATTTCCTCCTCTACTTCAAGCACCTTCCACTTCTCGGCGCTCCAGTTTTGCCGGTACTCATAGTAAGCAGCTATGACATTTCCATGGTTCTGTTCCCACAGCTTGGACTGGTCGGCATTCTTTTCTGCGAGCGCCATGACTGCGTGCTCGGGATGTTTCCAAACATTCGGGTCTGTGCCCTGCTGGCGACATTGCAGCCGCTTGTAGTGGTGGGCAAGGGCCAAGTGAATCAGTGTGCCGGACACCAAGGGACTGCTTGTCTTGAACTCCAAGCCTTCGATATGCCTCAAAGCATAGAGCCTGGGACAGCGGAGCACTGATTCGATGCGGTGCCAACCGCGCTCGGATGGCCCGGTGTAAAGCATCGCACCCTGATCGGGTGTGAGGGGGGTCGGTTGCATTGGTCTTTCCTACTTGTAGTGTAGCATGGGGTATAGGCACCCGCAAGTCAAGTGCCCATATAGTTTAGGGAGAGTGTTCAGGAGAAACAGGCCCCTGGGAAATGCGGGCCAGCAACGAAGCGCGGGCCTCGGGGCTGTTGTCTACTCCTGCCAGGGCTCCTTCAATCTCCTGGGCTGCGTTGTCCTCGGCCACTTCTCCGACGTGGGGCAGCTTGTCCAAGAGCAGGTCAGCGACGTGTTCGTCCGCTGTTGCCCGGGCAATGATGTAGGACACGAGCACGGGCCGTGTTTGGCCCAGGCGGGCGAAGCGCCCCTCCCACTGAATCACCTTGTCCGGAGTCCAGGGGAGCATGGCGATGATGGCCAAGTCCGTGTCCTGCAAGTCGATACTCTCACCCCAGGCGTCTCCCGTGCCTACGAGCAGCGAGGGCCCAGGTGAAGCCATGTACTCATTGCGGATGCGGTCCCGCTCGGCGGTGTCGGTCCCTCCGTGGGCCCACCAGATTTCTGCCTTGGGTACTCGGGCGAGACAGAACTTCTCCAGCTTCTCGGCCAGCCGTTCGCAGTCCAGGCGTCGGCCCGTGAAGACCACGACCTTTTGCCCGGCGCGGAGACAGTCAACGACCCGGTCTTGGATGTAGTTGTGCTTGCGGGAAGCAGCCTCCATCATCAGGGTTTCGAAGTAGGATTCCTGGTCGCCGCTCTTTGCTGCACGTTGGATCTCTCGCTTCATCGCTGCGGGCTTGTTCTGCTCTTGGACATTCAGTCGAATGATTTCCCTGCGCTTGGCTGGGAGGTGCTGGTTTACAGCGTCTCGGGTCACCCGGACCTTTACGAAGCCCAGGCGCTCGCGTAGTTCTTCTGCGTTGGTCAGCCCGTTGTACTGGTAGCCGTAGCCGGTGTGTTCTCCTCCGCAATATCTCACACCGAAGTTGTGGAAGGTTCCCCACTGCCAGGGCTCTACCAGATCAAGTTGCGTCCATAGGTCGCGCACTCGGCCCGGGATGGGTGTGGCCGTGAGTCCGATGCTCCGGTTGCTCGCTTGGGCAATCTTCCGGGCAGCGTCGAGGCTGTTGCCCAGCCCCTTGAACTTGACGGAGCCGTCCTGCTGAACGATGGCCTTGCAGTGCTTGGGCCTGCGGAGCCAGTGAATCTCATCCCACACGGTAATGCGGATGTGCTTGGAGAGGGCGTCTGCCCAATACTTGATAGTCTCCCATGCGGTGACGTAGATCACTTCCTTGCTCAGTTCAAAACCCAGTGGTGGCTTTTGTCCTAAGAGGAGCACGGGCTCCAGCGTCGTGTACCTGCGGATTTGTTCAACCCAGGTTCCCCGGGCAGCGGCTTTGGTTACCACGAGCCTCGGCCCAGAGGTGTTGACCATGACCACGAGGGCGGTCAGGGTCTTGCCTGCACCGGGCGGGGCCCAGCCATGAGAGCCCGGGAGAGCAAGCATCTTCCGAATCATCTCTTTCTGGTGGGGCTTGGCGAACGTGTCCAGCCCAGGGGTAAGCCTCGGGCAAGTGAGCGCCTCGTGCAGAATCTCATCTGAAACTGTGTTCAGTGTGCTGGGCTCCCAGCCCAGGAGAGAATGTGCGTTGTGCGGTACGCGGAATCCATTGCCCCGCTTGTTCTTCCATATGCCCGGGATGGTGATAGCCTCCGGGGGCACTTCATCCGTAAAGACGAAACGTCTCATTGCTTTTCTCCTTAGTAGTTGTCGTCAGTGAGGGGCGCGAACATCACAAGGTTCCCTTCTTCTTCCTCCTCCTTCCAGGCAGCCCCGTGAACATTCACGTAGTAGTTCTCGCCTCGGTGCTTTTTCAGTTCCAGCCCATG